GGGTCCCTGGGCGTGTGCCGAGGAAGCGCCAGGGGGGCACCCGGGTACCCCTATCTCCCCCCGCGTGTGCCGAGGAAGCGCCAGGGGGGGCCTGGGGACGCGCCGGCTTTGCCGCTAGGAGCAACGTGCCTAGGCCCGAGGCAGGCAAAAACGGGATATGGTAAGCGATTGCCGGGATTCGCCAGTGGTATCAACGTTGTGTCAGTGTGTCAGCACGTATCAGCAATTTTTGGCCTTGCTGACACAGGATTCTGTGTGGGAATTCCAGGGGTTATATTGATTTGTGTCAGTGTGTCAGTAATATCCATATAACCGTACTAGAACTAAAGTGTATATTTTACATATGTAGATAAAGTGTGTTCTATACACCGCTAGGGAATACCCTCGTTACTGACACAAATTCCCATTTTCGCTTCTAAGTCAAGAGCAGGACAGGCGTATTCGTGTGTCAGCAATTTATCGCGTTACTGACACAAATGCTTTTTGGCTGCCTATTAAGTAGGCGACAAAATGCTCGCTTACCAAAAGCGTGGTGTTCTGTGTAGAAAGTTCATTTTCTGCACAGCGCGTTTTGCTGTATGAGAGGTTTCCACATAGGATCGGCCGGCCCTGCCCCCTGGGGTTTCGGCCCGCCCCCTGGCGCGCATATGCACTTTGACCTTGACGGTTTCGTAAGCTTTCGCCCATGCTTGCAGTTAAACCACAAGGTCAAAACTCATGAATCTGGCACTCGATTTGCAGGGCTTGCGCAATGCTATAAAGCGTTCGCTCACCGAATGGGCCAGCCACCACGGCGTCTATAAAGACATGTGGGCGCGCATGGCCCCGGACACGCGCAGCATTGCCTTCGACGCCATCGACGAGATGGGGGCGCACAAGCCCGGCACGTTTGAAGTGTGGTGGGCCACGCACCACAACCGCTACGTGCGGCGGCCCGGCTGCACGCAAAAGCAAATGTCGCTCCTGCACGAGGTTTTCTTTGCGTACCTGGGAGCGTTCGCGCGGGGGGAGCTTTTAAGTGGAGACGCTGGCACCGGAAGTGAAGACGCAGAAGAAAGAGCGCCCCGGCGCAAAGCTAAAGGCAGGCGTTGAGACGGTGCTCATAGGCTTCAAGGGACCGGCCGACCTAAAGGCACGCCTGGAAGCCGGCGCCCAAAAGATCGGGCTCACCCCGAGCAATGTCCTCCGAGCCCTCGCGGAAGATTTCGTTGACAAGGTGGAACGGGCATGACCTTGAAGATCGTTGAGCGCCTCTATTTCTTCGCATCCCTTGGTGTCTTCGCCCACGCCGTTTTCGTGTGCGGGTTTACCCCCTGGTATTTCGCCCTGATGATTGTGCTCGACCTTTTGTATTTCGCGTACACGGTGAACCTCAACCGTGCGCAATTGGTGGGCGTGGCTCGTGGCTAAAAGAAAACAGGTAGCAACGCCAGAGCAATTGCCCGGGGCGCTTGTCCTAGAGCATGTTCCCGTGCTCGCCCTGAAGCCCTACGCGCGCAACGCTCGCACGCATAGCGTGGCGCAAGTTTCAGAGATTGCCGCATCCATAACTGAGTTTGGCTGGACCAACCCCGTGCTCATTTCAGAGGGGGGCGAAGTCATCGCGGGCCATGGACGGCTTGAGGCGGCGAAGCTTCTGGGGCTTTCAGTTGTGCCGTGCCTGCGCCTATCCGGGCTCAGCGAAGTGCAGCGCCGCGCCTACGCCATTGCCGACAACCGCATCCCGCTTAATGCAGGCTGGGACTTTGATCTTTTGCGCTTGGAGTTGAAAGACTTTGTAGAGCTTGATTTTGACTTAGCCAAGCTCGGCTTTTCCAAGGCGGAAGTAGAGGGCTACTCCCGGATAGAGCCCCTGGGGCTGACCGATCCGGACGCGGTGCCCGAGGACGTGGAGACGCGCTGTAAGCCGGGGGACCTCTGGACGCTGGGGAAGCATCGGTTGCTCGTGGGCGATAGCACCAGCGCCGATGACGTGGTCCGGCTCTTTGATGGCGAGAGAGCGGAGCTTTGCTTCACGTCCCCGCCGTATGCGGACCAGCGCGAATACAACGGCGAGAAGGAACTCTCAACGCAGCACCTCGCGACGTTCATACGCGCGGCGCATGGCTCGGTCGGGATCTTCGCCGTCAACCTGGGGCTCTCGCGCAAGGGCGGCGAGGTCAACTGCTACTGGGACGACTACATAGCGGAAGCGCGGGCATGTGGGTTGAAGCTTCTAAGTTGGAATGTTTGGGACAAAGGCGAATGCGGGTCCATCGGGAACCAGACCGCGATGTTTGGTATCGTCCATGAGTGGATATTCGTTTTCGGAACGGAGCCTAAGAAACTCAATCTGACACTTGAGAATTCCCGCGGAGGCGTGCTCGCCGACAACACGACGATCCGCCAGAAGGACGGCTCGCTTAAAGCGAATAAGGCCAGCATTGTTCGCTCGCATCGTCAAGCGCGGACGATTGTCAGCCTATCGCCGCAGAAAGCGCGCAACATTGACGCGAAGCACCCGGCCATGTTCCCCGTCGCTCTCCCCGAATCATACATAGCGGACTGCACGGCCCCCGATGATGTTGTCTACGAGCCATTCTGCGGCAGCGGCACGACGCTCATAGCGTGCGAGAAGACCGCCCGCCGCTGCTTCGGCATGGAGATCGATCCCAAGTACTGCGACGTGACCCTCAAGCGCTGGGAAGCGTTTACGGGCAAGAGCGCGGAAAAGGTGGACAAGTAATGGGAGGAAGGGGCAATCCCAACATCAAAGACCACGGCTTTAAAAAGGGCCAGTCGGGAAATCCTTCTGGCCGGGCCAAGTTGCCGGCCGATCTTTTGGAAGCAAAGCGGTGCAACAAAGAGCAACTGGAAACGCTGCTACATAAGTTTCTGGTTATGGATAAAGAAGCCTTGCGCCAAATTATGGCCAGCCCTGTATCGACCATGCTTGAGCTTATGGTTGGGTCCATCATCATGCGCGCGGTCAACGATGGCTGCACAATGCGCCTTAGCTTTCTACTTGATCGCGTGCTCGGCAAAATGCCTAGTGACCAACCTACTGCCGATGAAACGCATATCGAGAAGCCGGAAGCTCGCGGCCCTGTCTTCGTGGTCGAAGTCAATCAGAACGGCAAGTTTGTGCGCCCGCGCCCGCGCATGGAGCTTCTGCCCCCGGCTTCCGACACGCCAAAACCTACTGATTCCTAGCGCCTCAAATTCCCTTGCTGTTTGGAGTTACCCGTGGTGGACGAGGAAGAACGCCTAAGAGAAGTCGCCCGCGCGCTGGCGAATGAAGTCGTGTGGTACCGCTCCAAGGTGGCCACGCTCTTTGACGCGCTGAAGCAGGGTGACGATGTGCAGCAAGATTGGCTTAGAGACAAGATTGCCATGCACTTTAATTGGCACCATACGGCGGGCACGCAGTGAATGGGCGCAGCCGAAGAAATCACGCTCCGACTACCCCCGCTCCACCAACACCAAGAAATCTTCGGTAATTGGGACGAGCTAAACCCCGGCGCGCAATGCTTGATAGCGCCGTGCGGCACCAAGGTAGGTAAGTCTTTCGGCGCAGCGTGGTGGATCACCAAAGAGCTTTGGGTAAACCCGGGGCTGTATGGCGTATGGATCGGCCCGACATATCTCAAGTGCAAGATCGGGTACCGCTACGTCAAGGCCATGTTGCCCGATATTCCAGGCGTCAACTGCATTGACAGTAAGCTTGAGATCCATTTCCCCAATGGCTCATTCCTGAAGTTTCTGCACGGCAGGGACGCGGAAACAACCGTTGAGGGCGAGGCCATCGACGCTTTCGTTATCGACGAAAGCGGTAAGCAAAAGAAACAGCTTTGGTTCTCCCTCTTCACGACGATCACGCAGACACGCGGCAAAGGCATCATCACCGGCACGCCGCGCGGGTTCAACTGGTACTATGAGGAATTCCGCAAGGCGAAGGCGGGAGATCCTTTCTATGTGTGGGTCCAGCTTGAGACGACGTGTAACCCGTATGTCTCCAAGAAATCCATCGAGCAAGCCAAGCGCCTTCTGCCCCCGAATTTGTATGAGCAGTATTACCTCGCCAAATTCGTCTCGGCGTCCAGCGTATTTTCTTCGCTGCATAAAATGTTTGACGCCTCGCTCAAGGTGGAGCGCACGGCCCGCTTCTGGGTTCACCCCGACGCGGAGCTTAGGAAGCTCGACACCGTCACCGGCTGGGATATCGCGAAGCAACGGGACTACTCCGTGTTCTTCACGGTCAACACCGAGGGCAACGTGGTGGGCTACGCCCGCTTCCGGCGCATCCCCTACGATGCCCAGGTAGACCGGCTGGCGTTCTACCTCAACAAATTCTTTGGCGAGAGCGACCGGAGCGTGCGCTACGACGCCACGGGCGTAGGCTCGGCCATCACCGATTTGATATCTCAGAAGGATATCGACGCGGCCTTTACACCTGTCGTGTTCTCTAACAAGTCGAAACAAGATATGGTGACGAGAACAAGCATGGCAATCGAGATGGACTGGCTGAAGTGCCCGCGCATCGAGCAAATCGAGCACGAGTTTGGCAGCCTTGAAGTGACCGTTACCAAGTCCGGCCTCTTCTCCTACGCGGCCCCGGACGGCGAGCATGACGACGTGGTTATGGCGGCTATGCTGGGCGTTTCCGGCGCCTACGTCGATGCGCAGATGGAAGAGACAGAGAAGATGATGAGTGACCTTGAGAACGGCGACAGTGACGAGGACGAGGAAGACGACGAGCTTTCGCACCTTGCCGACGTGCTCGCCGACGAAGACGGCTTCTTTGATGGCAAAGACACGGAAGACGGGGAAGACGACGAGGATGACGGCTTTGAGGAAGAAATTGAAGACTATGCATAGGGAGCGCGCGAGCCATGTGGTTTAAAAAGCAAACTGAATTGACGCCTCGCGACAAAGCCGAAGTTGAGGAGCTTGTTTCTTACGCGGAAATGACCGCTGACCATGGCCTCAATCATTCGATCTCTACCGCGCTCGAAAAGGCCATGACGAGTGCCGAGCACTTCCAATTCATGGCGGGCGAGGAAGGGGGCAACTACTTCGGCTCAGAGTTTAATATCCGTGCGACGGCCTCGCGTATCAAGTCGCTCTATGGGCGTGAGCCCTGGATCTTCGCGACGGCGTCCCTCATTGCGCGCACACTCTCCAGCGTGCCCTTCGCCGTAGTCAACGCCGCCACCGACGAGCCCGACGAGAGCCACGCCCTTAACGAGAAGCTATGCACGGCGTCCCGAATCGAGGACGCCACGTCAATGAAGTGGGCGGGCTACCTCGACTTGATCCTAGGCGGCAACTACATCCAAGCCTTCGACGAGAATTTCCAGGAGTCAATCAAGATCCCCGTCGAAAGCGTCGAGATTGACCTTGCCGAAGACTTCATGTCGGTGAAGGGCTTTTGGGTTTTCAATCAAGAGAGCGGCAAGCGAACGTACATACCAGCGCGCCAGTGCGTACATCATAAATTCCCCAACCCCTACTCGCCCTTTTGGGGCTTGTCCCTTTTCGCGGCGGCCTCGCGCCCGATCCTGATGGACCGGCTTAAAAACGAATTCGAGTTTGCCTTCTACCTGCGCGGTGGCATGTCCTCGGGCGTCATCGAGACGACGGAGGATATCAATAAGACGCGCATGAAGCGTTTGCTCCGAACCTTTGAGGCCACGTACACGGGCAAGCGCAATTGGTGGCGCCAAATCTTTCTGCCGAAGGGCGCCAAGTGGGTTAGCACGGGCTTTAACTTTGAGCAGCTAGGCCACTTTGAGGGCTTGCGCGAGAACCGGCTTGCCCTCCTCGCCGTGCTCGGCGTGCCGCCGTCCAAGGTCGGGCTCGTGCAGGACGTGAACCGCTCGACCTCGGAGACGCAGGACAAGGATCTTTACACCAACACGATCAAGCCCCTGGCTGAATTCATCGCGGCCGGCTGGAACAACTCCTACCTCGTGCGCGTCATTTACCAGGGCAAGGTAAAGGTGGTGCCCGACTTCTCGGAAGTCGAAGCCCTGCAAGGCTCGCTTGAAGTGAAGGGCGCGCAGGCCAAGGCCATTGAGCCCTACTTCTGGATCGACGAGATCCGCCAGCGCATCTTCAAAGAGGAGCCCCTTCCCAACAAGGCGGGCGCGCGTTTCGCGGCCGAGGTAAGGCCGGCACTCACGGGCGCCCCCCTGGCGCTTGCGGCGCCGGTCACGGAGCTTTTGCCGGCGCCCCCGCTTCAGCTTGAGGCCCCGCCGATCCTCTCGTTTAAGAAGGAAGCCTCTGACTCCCAGGCGAGGATTGAGAAGACGTTGGCCAGTCAATTTACGGCCGGCTACGTGAAGTACCTTGACGCTTTCTTTGCCGTGGTGAAGGGCGTGGTTCGCAGCGCGGAATCCACCGAGATCCTAGGCGAGCGTTTGCGCGAGGCACTCAACATTGCGCAGAAAGATTTGAGCGAAAACTATTGGGCGAACACGGGCGCCGTTTACGAGCGCGCGCTTGACCGGGGCTTTAGCTTCGCCAATGCCAACGCCAAGACGCTATCAATTTTGACGAGCACAAAGGTTAGCAAAAAGCTCACGACAAAAACGCTCAAGTCCGGGCGCATTGTTTCGAGCGTGCTCAAGTCCAAGTTTGATGAAACCGATCAACAGGCCATTGATGCCTTGCGGGACGAGAGTGCCAGCGGCCAGCGCGCCACGCTTCGCCAACGGGGCATTGATCATTTTCTAGGTATGAACAATTCGCGCTCCAATGAAGTGCTCGACATTATCGCGGACAACGTTGCAGCGGGCGGCATGACCCTGGAAGCCATTGCAGAACAGATTAGAAATGTGCATAGTGATAGGTACGGAGATCAATCATTCACTATCGCGCGCACGGAAGTCCTGACGGCTGTAAGCCAAGGGATCAAGTGGAATCACGACATACTCGCCGAAGTGTTTAGCGACCTTCAGAAGCAGTGGTTTCACATCGGGGACGCGGGTTCCAATCCCAACGCACGGGATCATCACGCGGGCTTTGAGAGCGAAGGCCCACAAGAGCTTGGCTACAGGTGGGGCGGCGTTTTGGAGTACCCCCGAGATCCGGGCGGTGGCGCCAAGGAAACCATCAACTGCCGTTGCACAATGGTTTCTGTCATCCCCGACGACGCTGAAAGCAACGCGGATATCATCCTAGAGAGGCTGTAGCATGTTCCCATGGTGGCTTCACGTCAAACGTTTCGGCATGGCTGCGCCGACGTTCCAAGATACGTCGCGCTGGCAAAAGCGCGGCAACGTCTACACGCTGCGCAAGCCCGACATGGACAAAGATAAGTGGGTCACGAGCGCGCAGTTTAAAGCGGTAAACAAGCTAGAATCCGGCAAGCGCCTCAACATCAGCGGCACGGCAAACGCCAACATCATTGACCGCGTGCAAGAGCGCCTCGACCCGCGCGGGCTCGACGCCACCGACTACTTGCGTAACGCGCAGCTTCTCGCGCACCATTCCTATTACCACTCGATTGGCCAAGTCGAAGTCCTCGACATTCAGGACGACGGCGTCCACTTCGGCGCCTGGATCGGAGATCCCGAGAAGGTCGGCGGCCCCGAGCACTTGACCGACATGCAGCGCGAGATTCGTTCCCTTGTCGCGCAGGGCATCATGAAGGCGGTATCGGTCGGCTTCATCCCGCACAAGTTTCGCGCGCCCCTCTACAATGACAACGGCGAAATGGAGGAGCCGCTAGTCATTGAGTCGTGGGAGTTGCTTGAGCTTTCCGTTGTGGCCGTGCCGTGCAATCAACTCTCGCTCTTTCAAATGCGGGACGCGCAAGCTCAAGCGCAGCCAGAGAAGCGGATTTTTTCCGTACCGTTTAACGCTAACGGCGGCGACCCCTTGAAGTTTTTGCGAGAAAACTTTACAAAGGATCAACTCACTATCTTGATTGAAAATGTATCGGAGCCCGGCGACCCCGACGCTTCGGATGAAACCGACGACACCGACGAAGGGGAGAATGACAACGTGGCTCTGAAACCGAAACTGAAAGCGCAAGGCGGCAAAGCTTCCGACACGGGCAACGGCAAAGGCAAAGGCGCTCCCGAGGAAGAGGACGAGGAAGATGAAGAGGACGAAGACGGCGCCAAAACGCAGAAGGAAATGCTCACCCTTCTCCGCACCATGAACGCCGGCCAGTCGAAGACCCTTGAGCTTCTCGGCGACATGATGAAGCACCTGCTCAAGTCCGACGCTCCGGCCGACGACGAGGAGGACGACGAGGACGACGAGAAGGGCGTTGAGCTTGACGCGCGGATCTCGGCCCTGGAAGACGGACAGAAAGAAATCGTCGAAGCCATCAAAGCTCTCGCCGGCAAGATCAAGTAACGCGCACCCGCGCGTTTCTCTCACCGAAACCCTGCGCTACTGTTGGCGCATTTCAATGCATGAAATAGGAGTGCTCGTTATGCCCAAGGCGCAGGAAAAAGCCCCCAAAGCGAAAAGCGGTAGCAAGATCCTCGGCAACGTCATGGCCACCTTGAACGGCGAGCCCGACGAGACCGAAGAGACCGAAGAGACCGAAGACGAAGCCGAGACCCCGGCGGCGAAAGCTGCCCCTGGCGGTAAGGCTCCGGCCCACATCGGCCGTCCCGTCTACGCGCGGGACCTTGACCAGGTCAAGTTTCTCGGCGTTTCCAAGCTCAAGGATATCTTTGGGCAGGCGACGGCGAACGACGACGACATGGCCATCCCCCTCAACTTCGGCTCGAAGCAATCGACGGGCGGCCTTGAGGACGCGGTGCGCCTGCGCCTCTTCAACATGAAGAAGCTCGTTTCGTCCCTTCAGATTCAGGCGGCCAGCGCCTTCAAGGGCCAGCACGTCACGCCGGCCATGATGGAAACGCTGCCCATCTACAAAGAGCACCTGAAGCCGCTCCTCAAGGCGTACAACATCACCGACTTCTCGTCGTGGATTCCCACCGTTTGGGCGCGTTTCTTCTTTCAGGAGTATGAGCTTCCGTTTCTGCTCGCCGACGTTTTCGACTACGCCCCGATGGACGCGCCATCTATGGAAGTCCCGGGCGACACCGGCTTCCTTGAAGGCAGCGAAGAAACCGACGTTGCCACGTTCGGCGCCAAGAGCACGGCTCAGGCCAACTACACCGTCACGGCGCGTAACAACGTCGTCCACGCCAAGATTTCCCAGGACCTCATGGCGGATTCGGCCCCGGCCTACATCGACAAGCTGCGCCGTGACCTGATGCGCGGCACGATCCGCTCCTATGAGCGTTGCTTGATCAACGGCGACATTACCGGCGCCCCGCGTGGTGCCTCCCACCAAGACAGCGACACGGCGGCCCTGGCGCTTAACGCCACCTTCAGCAAAGCTTTCAACGGCATTCGTAAGAAGGCGTTTGCGAACGAGACGGCGCTCGGCGGCGGGCGCGTGGTCTATGACCACGGCGGCGACACGGCCAGCAAGATCATGTTTGAGAAGCTTCTCAACATGCTCGGCAAGATGGCCTCGGAGAAAGACGATCTTGCCTACATCCTGCCGTCGTGCATCGAGAACCAACTGGTCACGGGCGCCATCCCTGAGTTGTTCACGGCGTTCGCCTTCGGCGGCCTCGCGTCCAACGTCACGGGCCAAGTGCCCCCGGTCTTCGGTGTTCGTCCCGTCACGAGCCAATTCGTGCGCGACGATCTCAACGCGGCGGGCGTCTACGCGGCGGCCAGCACGTTGACCACGGCCATCCTCATCAAGAAAAGCCGGTTCCAAAACTTCGTGCGTCAAGCGACCCGCATGTGGGCAGCGCCTTCGCTGCCTTCCAGTGACGAGCTTCTCATGACGGCGAAGACCCGCCACACTTGGAACGGCAACCCGCAAACTGCCGACGAGCTTTCTGTCGTCATGGCCATCAACGTCTCGCGCTCCTAATACCAGCGGTGGCGGGGGCATTCCCCCGCTGTAGCCAAAGCCCCCTCGGCCCCGGAAGGCGGGGGGCTTTTTTTCTTCTAAGGACTGCCCATGAAAATCGTGGTGCTCAAATCAACCAAAAAGGCCATGGGAGCCGAGCCCATCCTTCAGTGCGGCGGCGTCATCCTGCGCCACGGCGAGACGCTGGCCGTGCGCGCCGACCTTGCCCAAGCCCTCACCCGCGCCCACCCGTGGCTCGTGGCATCGGGCGGCGCGGAGGACGCGGTGGCGCTCAGAAGCGGCGTCTACGAAGTCCGCGCCCCGGCCCGCCAAGGCGCGGCGGCGGCGCCCAAGGCCGAGGACTTTGAGCCGGCGGCCGAGCCGGCGCCGGAGCTTCATCCGGGGGACCGCTCCATGGCCGGAAGCGGCAAGGGCAAAAAGAAGCACAAGTAAGGGGACACCGTGCCGCTCACCACACTGGCCGATTGCAAAGCCTATATCGGGATTGCCCTTGCGGACACGACGCAGGACGCCATCATTGAGATCATCCGGCCAGCGGTTGAGGAGTTGGTGCTTGCCTACTGTGATACCGCGTTTGACAACACGGTCATCCTCAAAGAAATGCACGATGGCACGCAGGCCGACGTAATCGTGCCGCACAATTTCCCCGTCACCGAGATCACCGAGGTTTGGCTTGGCACCGATGCAAACGGCGACAACGGCAATCTCTTGGACGCGGGCGATGATTACTTCGTTGACGACGATGGCTCAGTTATTTTGGTTCGCCGCGTCACGCCGTTTCGTCGGGGCGCGGTCAAGCTCGTCTATAAGCACGGGTACACGGCCGTTCCCGCCGTCGTCAAACTCTGCATTTACCAAACGGTGAAGGCCGAGCTTCAGCGAAAGAAGCGCAACACCGAGGACATTACGTCACGCGGTAAGGGCGACGAAAACGAAGGCTACGGCGGCGCCTGGGATAAAAAGACCGGGCTCCCGGTTCAAATCATGTCGAAGCTTGAGACGTTCCGCACGAAGGAATTTCCGAGCGGCGGCATGGCTCAGAGGAACACATGATTGGTACGGGGTGGAGAAATTGGTATCTCGCGAGGCTCATAATCTCGAATCCTGGGTTCAAGTCCCAGCCCCGTAACTTTTCGGTGCGCGCATGAAGGTGGTTTGGCTCATTGAGCGCGGGCGCCTATGCGTGGGCAAGTGCCGGGGAGAGCTTCGGCTCGTCACCCTCACCGACGAGGACGCCCTGCACTTCAGCACGCAGGCCGAGGCGGAAAAATTCCGTGCGGCGCAGGAAGATTTGGACAGCGAAGCGTATACCATTGCCCAGCACGGATTCGGTTGACCTATGGCCATGACGCTAAACCAGCTGGTCGATTCGCTCCGCAATGCCGAGGCTGGCGTTGACCGTGCGACTAAGCGCGCGCTCGTGCAGGTAACGCTCCAAGCCGAGGCGACGGCCAAGGTCAACGCCAAGGCGCAGTTTACCGGGCGCCACGGGCGCACGCTCACGGGCGCGCTCCTCAACTCGATTTATTCCGGCTTTGAGTTTGACGGCGCCGACCTCAAGAGCTTCGTGGGCGTGCGCAATATCCCTTACGGGCGCATCCACGAATTCGGCGGCGACATTCTGCCGACGAAGGCCAAACATCTTTGGATGAAAAGCCATTATGTCGGCCCGCGCTTTAAGCGCATGACCCCGCGCGAATTCATGAATGAGCGCATGCGGGCGCCCCAGGCGTTTAAGTTTTTCGAGAGCAAAAAGGGGACGCTGGCCGCGTGGCACGTCGAGCCCTCAAAGAAGGGCGGGCGCGGCGCCGTTACGGCCCTCTTCTTTCTGCTCGACCGGGTGACGATCCCGGCCCGTCCCTACATCACGCCGGCCGTAAAGCAGGCATGGGACAACTTCCCCCTGGCGTTCGCGCGCCAGCTTGCCCGTGAGGTAGGGCTATGAGCCTTAAAGGGGAGATCCTAGCGGCCTTTGCGGCACGCCTAGGCACGGTCACGGCGGCCAACGGCTACGGGACCAACGTCAAGCTCGTGGTCTACGACGACGTGCCCATGGGCCTCGACCTGCAAGACCATGAGTTGCCGGCCGTTTTGATCCTTGACAGGGACGACGTGCCGGTGATGGAGCACCACAAGCTCAAGGGCGAATGGCAGCTAAAGTGCCAGCTTTGGAGTGCCAGGGTCACTGACTCTGTCATGCTGGACTTTGTCCGCGACGTGTTTAAAGCTATCTTTGCCAATCATCCGACGACACAAACAAATGGCGCGTTCCGTGCCATTCATTCCCGAATCGTGGAAATCGTGCCGGCGTCCATCGCGGGGGACCTCAACATGATTGAGTCAAACCGCGTTTATGAAGTGAGCTTCCTTGTCCGATACAGGACAGAGCTATTTGACCTTTAAAGGGAGGATTTATGTTCAAGCGTTTCGTCCGTGTGCTCCTGTCCGTTCTCGCCCTGTCGCACTTCACGCCTGTAGCGGAAGCGCAAATCTCCCAACCCCGCACCAATCAAATCGCGTTCTACCGCGTGACGGTCGGCACCACGGCGGCCCTCGCGATTCCCGCAGCCAACGTGCAAAGCTCTTTGATCGGCTGGGAAGTGTGCAACGACGGGATCAACGCCTCGACCTACCTCGCCATCGGCGAAGCGGCCGACCCGCTGACCGATGGTAAGCGCATTCTGCCGGGCGCTTGTCTCAAGTGCGAACACTGCACGGCGGGCACGCTGAAGCAACTCAGAGTCGTGGGCCAAGCGGCGGCCAACGGCTACTCGGTGGTACAATACAAGCAATAACCAGCCATCAAACCAAAGCGGCCTATCGCTCGCGTTCAATATAGAGAGGTTTCCACATGGCGCTAAAGTACCGTTCTAGGGTCAACTACGCGCAGATTCACGCGGGCGATAAGGGCGGGTTCAACCTTGGCCTGGACGGCTCCGTGTTTCTGCGCAAAGAAGCCGTTGCGCGCACGTTCCAAATCCCGCGCATCGGCACGCAAGGCAAGAGCACGTCGGCGGCGACCCCCTCCCAGGACATTACGGCCGGCCCCGACACGTCGGTCAAGGTCAACGTCGATGGCACGGGGGACGTAACGGCCACCATTGCCTCCCTCGTCAGCCTCGACACCGGCGCCGAGATTGCCGACGCGCTCGAATTGGCCATCAACAACGCCCTCACGGCGGCCGGCAAATCGGCCCGCGTGTGGGTCCAGTGGACCACGGTCTATATCGTTTCTTCGCAGTCCACCGGCCTGCTCTCGTCTGTCGTCATCACGCCGGCTGCACTTCTCGACCTCACGACTGAGCTAAAGCTAGGCACGGCGGCGGCGGGGACCGAAGTCGTCGGTGTTGACGATCAAGACTTCCTGCTCTACACGACGGGCGGCCCGACCTTCAACCAGCCCACCGAGTCGAACACGCACCGCTCCGGGCGCTTCCATTCGGGTATCGTCAAAAAGAAGAAAGTCGCCGAGTTTTCCCTCAGCACGTTCATGAACATGAACGGCTTGGCGGGCGCCTCGATTGACACTGCTTACCGGCTTCTCTGGGAGCAGCTTCTGGGCACCGAGGAAGTCAGTGCCGGATCGTTCATCAAGTACACGCAGGGCCATCCCAACTTCACGTTCTCCATGGCGCGCGTGTCCACGATCTTCGGCGAATACTACACGGGCGGTTACGTCCGCGAGTGCCAGCTTGAGTTTCCGGGCGAAGGCCCCGCCACCAACGCTTGGAGCGGCAAAGCGTCCACGCGCTCCATCGCGGGCCTTGGCAAGCTCAGTGCGGCAAGCGTGGCCTCGGCCACCGTGGCCCTTCAGGCGAACGAAGGGCGGCGCTACACGGCGGGCGCCTTCGTCATGGCCATGGACGCGGACGGCGTGACCATCCTCTACGGCGCGGGCGGTGACCTCACCATTGCCTCGCGCACCGATGGCGCGGTCGTCCTGAGCGCACCTGTGTCCCTGCCCATCAACGCCTACCTCGTGCCTTGGCACCCGGGCGCCATGCAGCAAACCGGCCGGGACGCCATCATGACCGACCTCGTCGGCAGCTTCAAGCTGCGCACGGTCGGCCCCAGCATTGATGTGACCAACATTTCCCTCAACCTCGTCAACGACCACACGGACCTTGACGGCTATTTCGGACGGTCGGCTAACTCCGGCTTCGTCGCGGGCGCGCGCCTCACGGCCACGCTCTCGACCACGTTCGATCTCTCCAACGAGAATTTCGGTGAAGTGGTGCAGTCGGAAGACTTCGCCGGCTTCGACCCGGAAATCGTTCTCGGCGACACTGCGAGCGGGCGCTACTTCAAGCTCTCAACTAAGAAGTGGATTCCCTCCGTGCCGTCCATCGAAGTGCCCGAGAACGGCACGACGCCGGTCACGCTGGAAGGCATCCTCTTCCAGTCCACGCCGGGCGCCCAAGACCCGTTCGTGGCCCTCTTCGGCTAAAGCCCCTGGGGTTCGGCCCCAAAACCCAAGGGCCGTTCCATGTCGCGCATGGAACGGCTTTTGTGTTACAAAGTGCTATCACCCGCACATAATTTTCAGGAGACACGGCTATGGCTTTTAAGCGCAACACTAAGCGCAATCTGGCGTCCATCGAAATCGTTTCGGTGAACGACGACGCAATTGACACGGAAAAAAGCGATCTCGAAGAGTACAAAAAAACGGGCGAGCTTAAACACCTTGTTTTTGTCCCCGGCGCGCAGCCGACGCGCTTTCTCTGCAACTTTGAAGTGCAGGCGAAACACGGCGCGGCCATCAAAAACGGCATGCTTGCCGGGCGCGACGAATCCGGCGACCCCCAAGTGACGCTTGGGACGTGGGCGCATCGCGTGGTCAAGTACACGCTCAAGGGCATCACCAACCCCGACAGCATGTCCGAGGAAGACCGCTTCGTCTTCAAGACCGACGAGCACCAAATGGTGCATGACGATCTCTTGGGCGCGCTCGACCGGCACGGCGTGGTCGATGAAATCTTCGGCTTCTACACCAAGCTTGCGCTCGGGGGCGCGAAGGACAACGCAAAAAACTGATAGCTGCGCTCATTGATCTCCACTTCGCGGAAGACGACGAGCGCAGGAAGTATCAGTGTCAGGGCTGCCCCAAGAAAACACAGGACAGCAGACGATGCGAGCAAGACGGCTTCCAAAACTTCAAAGTCCCAAAATTCAAAGTCGGTGGCGGCAAGCCCGTCTTTACGTTCTGTCCCGGAAAAGCAACTTGGTACGATGAAGCGGCCGAGCTTTACGCGCAGTGCCACCTTACGCTGCACACGGGCATCATGCCGCGCGGCGGTAGCCTGGAAGATCAAGAGGAGTCCTTTGCCGACGTGCTGCCTTTCTTCGTCGAGCATTGGCGCACGCGGCACTATCAAAGCATCTGGCGGGATGTTTCTCAGTTTGCGGAATCGGTTTTGACTTCGGTGTTCGGCAAGAAATAAGGGGTGACGACGTGGGTCTTAAAAACGAGCAAAATTTCGTAATCAAGATCAGCGTAAAAAACGACGCCTCAACGTCTTTGCAGAACGTCAGCAAAGAGGCGCAGGTAGCTTCGGTGGGCTCGGCGGCGCTTCAGTCGCAAATGGCCCTGCTCACCGAGGCCCTGCGCAACGCCAACGAAACCCTCCTGGCGCTGGCCGAGAACTACCAGCAGGCATCGGTGAGCATGCAGGCCGTGAACATGGCCACGGTGCAGGTTATCGAGGGCACGAACCAATCCAGTGCGGCCTACAAGCTCGCGGCCGGCAACATGAGCCAGCTTAACGCGGCGACGAAGCCAACCGAGGGCACGCTTTCGAGCTTCGGCGGCACGCTAATGAACCTGCACACGGTCATGACACAAACCGTGTCCAACGTGCAGTCGGTCATTCACGTTATGAACCTGCTTACCGATCCGCAATTCCTTGACCGGATGCAGCGGCTCGCCAACGGCATGGCCCTGGTTATGGCTTTCAAAGGCCACCCGCAACTGGCGCAGTCGTTCCGGGGGCTGGCGAATCAAATCGAGGGCGTGGGCGAGATCGTCAAAGACTTCGGCGCTACCGAAAAAGGCGTGTTCATTGACTTGACTACGAACGCCATCAACAGAATCGAGTCCCTGGGCTTCGTGCTCGAAACGCTGAAAGGCGCGGCCGAGACGGCGGGCATGGTGACGCTGGGCGTGGGCATGCACAAAGTGGCGATGCAGACTTCGGTTTACAGCAACGCCGTGACGCCTGCCATCCAGAGCACGCAGCAGCTTGCCGGAAACTTCGTGAAGGTCGATCATGCCTTGACGACGCGCCTAAGTCCCGCGTTGATGCGCCTCTCCGATATCGCCTTCATGACCGGCCCGGCGCTCATTGGCATGGGCGCGGCCATGCAGTTCTCTGAGGATGCTTCGGTAAAATTCATCGGCAAGCTCTCCATCCTTGCGGGCTTGCTCCTAGGCGGCGTCTACGCGGGGCTCTCCCTCTTCCTGAAGTCCATCGGTAACGTGGCCGAGGCCATGGGCGACACGCTCCTAAACGCCATGGTGGCCTTTGAGGAGAAGGCTGAGAAGTTTGAGCAAACCATGGCTATGTTCACGTTCACGATCAAAGGATTCGGGCGCGAGATTGGTGAGTCGGCCGTTGGTGGCATGCAGAAATGGACCGACGTTCTAGGCGAGCTAACCGACTCCTCTAAATTTGCCATGGAGGATATCGCCAAGGGCGTTAAGTCCATTGTGGCTGAAGGCGCAAGCTTCGGCCTTACCTTGGATACGACTGAGGCGCTTGTGCGGCGCGCGATTGACGTAGCATCAGCCTACGGGGATTCGGTGCCTGATACCGTCAACAAATTCAACGCGGCCCTGGCGGGAAGCTCCCAGGCGCTTGCCAACATGGGCTTTAACGTCTCCGACGCAGCCTTGCACGAGTCGGAATACTTCGCGGCCATGGGGCGCACGGTTGAGAAGCTCACGGAAAAAGAAAAGGCCGTTCTGCGCGCCGATTTGATTCTGCACAAGACGCGCGCCACCATGGGCAGTGCCACCAACGATCTCACGACGATGGCCGGCGCTACACAAATGGTAGAGAAGACATGGGCGCAGTTGCAGGTACAGCTTGGCCTTGCCGGCACCGTCACCAAGTCCATTCAAATCGCCCTGGCGACAGTGCTCCGCACCTTGCTTGCCTTGCCCCAACCGCTGATTGACCTTACGGGAACGCTGATTGACTTCGGCGGAATCATCCTGAAGGTGTCCGGTATCGCCCTCCAGTACACGATTCTACTTACGACGATGGCGCAGCTATACGGCTGGCTCAGTGTGTCCATCGGCACAAACATTGCCTTAACGAACGGGCTCAACAAGGTCTTCGCCTCGGCGGCGGGCTTCCTCGGCGTCAACATCCTGAAAGTGCGCAGCTTCGGTGACGCCATGATCAACCTGGGCATCATAACGCGCACCGTGGTCGTTAGCGCCCTGGAGTCGTTCGTCCTGGCGCTCAACATGCTGGGCGCGGGCCTCGTGCGGGCGGCCGTGCGGGCGCGGGCCTTTGCCATTACCATGCTAACCAACCCTATGTTTATCAAGGGCACGGCCATTGCTCTGTCTATCTTGGTTGTATACCGCGCGCTTGATTCCTTTGGCGAGAAACTTGA